TACTAGGAGTTGCAGCTGGTGTAGATGCTACAGGTTGAGTTTCGCCAGTAGCTGGAGCTACAGGTGCAGTTTCAGTACCAGTAGTTACTGCAGGAGCTGGAGATTCAGTATGAGTTTCTGTATTAGCTACAGGAGCAGCTGGTTGTTCAGTAACTGTATTAGAAGGAGTTTCAGTATGAGCTTCTTCAGTAGTAGCTACAGGTGCAGCTGGTTGAGCAGTTTCAGTACCAGTAGTTACAGTTGGGGACTCAGTATGAGTTTCTTCACTAGTTGCTGGAGCTGCAGTTTCAGTGTGTGTTTCAGAACCAGTAGTCACAGCTGGAGTACCTTCAGTACCAGTAGTTACAGCAGGGGACTCAGTATGAGTTTCTTCACTTGCCACAGGAGCTGTTTCAGAACCTGTGTTAACAGCTGGAGTTTCAGTTGTTGCAGCTGGAGTACCTTCAGTGCCAGTAGTAGCTGGAGATTCTGTATGAGTTTCTTCACTAGCTACAGGAGCTGCAGGTTGTGCAGTTTCAGTACCAGTTGTTGCAGCAGGAGTGCCTTCAGTACCAGTAGTGGCTGGAGACTCAGTATGAGTTTCTTCACCAGTAGCAGGTTGAACTGCAGGAGTACCTTCAGTACCAGTAGTTACTGTAGGTTGTTCAGTTGTACCAGTAGTAGCTGGGGACTCAGTGTGAGTTTCACCAGTAGCAGGTTGATTTACCACAGGAGCAGCTGGTTGTTCAGTAGTACCAGTTGCTGGAGCAGCTGGAGTATTACCTGTTTGATCTGCTGGTTTAGGTGTATTTTCAGCAGCACCATTATATGCATCAACCATGAAGTTAGGATCTAATTCTTCATCTTCATGATGCTCAGTATTACCTGTAGATGGTTGAGGATTTGCAGGAGTTTCTGTGTGAGTTTCACCAGTAGTTGGAGCAGCTGGTTGAACTGTTTCAGAACCTGTATTTACTGCAGGAGTACCTTCAGTACCAGTAGATGGTTGAGGGGTTACAGGTTGTTCAGTTGTACCAGTAGAAGGAGTTTCTGTATGAGTAGTTTCACCAGTAGTAGGATTAGCTGGTTGAACTGTTTCAGAACCTGTATTCACAGCTGGAGTACCTGTTTCAGTATTACCTGTAGTAGGGTTAGCTGGAGTTTCTGTATGAGCAGTTTCACCAGTAGCAGGTTGCTCAGTAGTACCTGTAGATGGTTGTTCAGTATGAGTTTCAGAACCAGTGTTTACTGCAGGAGTACCTTCATTACCAGTGGAAGGAGCAGCTGGAGTTACGGCGGAACCTTCACCTTCGGTTGTACCAGTGGAAGGAGTTTCAGTATGAGTTTCACCAGTGGATGGTTGCTCAGTGTGGGTTTCTGTATGAGTTTCTTCAGGTTTATTAGGTTGAGCTTCATCATGTTTAGGCTCCTCTGTTTTACCGTTTTCATATGCATTAACGATATCTTTACCTAATTTGTCATCATGCTTATCTTCTGCAGTTGCAGTATAAGTAAGACCAGAGATTACCCAGCCAGCACGAGCTGCACCATCAGCGATAGCTTTAAGGTTACCAGCAACAGTTGCACTTCTGAAACGAACTTCTTTATCTTCATCTGGACCATTGTCGCTCATAGCAGCCAATACAGATGTAACAGAATCTTCGTCCAATGGGCAGTTAGTCAAATCAAGACCAGTATTCAATTTACCAGATAAACGAAGTGTGCTTAATGCAGTAGCATCTTTAAACATATCTTTTGTTGTAGTCAAAGAGCCTACATTCAATTTCAATGCTTTCAATGCTTGACAGCCTTTAAACATAGCTTCAGCATTTTGTAAACCAGGAGTCTTGATTTCAACTTGTTCCAATTTGGAACAACCTTCAAACATACCTTTTGCGGATGCTAAGTTTTCAGAAGTAGTTAATTGAACTTGAGTTAAGTTTTGGTTATCTCTAAACATGTAGTTTGCAGATTTAACTTTAGCCAAGTTTAATGGAGCTAATTCATTCAATGCCAAAGCACCATCAAACATATAGTCTGTGTATTCAGTATCATCAGTATTTAAGTTATTATCCAACTTAGTTAATGTAGCAAACTCTTTAGGGTATGCAACTTTAAGGAAGTTGTAAGCATTCTTAGATACTTTGATGAAGTTAGCAGAAGAATCTTGATTTAATTCAGAATCTTCAATTACACCAGCTGGTTTCAAACCACGGATGTTACGAACGTCAATAGAAAGAAGTTGGTTTTTAAAGTCGATAGAAGCATCGAATTTAACAACGATCTTTTCATCACGTTGGATTACGCCATTAGCGGAATAAGTAGAAAGACCAATGTGTTTATTAGTCCAGTACTCGAAGTTACGTACTTTACCAGCAGCACGTTTCAATTCACCATCTTTTACATAATCGATTTCCCAGATTTCTTTAGCACCTTCAGAAAGAAGAACTTTATAGTTATCATCTGGATTAGAGAATACGAAAGAGATTAATAAAGAACGGCGGATCTCAGCTTTAATGTCAACCATATTAGCTTTAGGACAAGCACGTTTATTATCACCGCTAGCGGTAGAATAAGGGTTACAATTGGTAGGGTCAATTACATTATCAATTGCCATTTAGTTACCTCCATTTATAAAAATATTATATTAAATTACCATAATGTTGAAAAATATTGAGGAAGGTCATTAAGACCTTCCTCGAAATATTTTATTTACTGTTTGGAGACCATTTTTGAGCCATAAGAGCTTCAATGATACGGTCAGTAGATGTTTTAACACCAAGGGAGTTAGCAGAGTTAAGAGAATGACCTACACGAGCTTGTTTCATAGCACGGTTAGCAGTGTATTTTTCAAGCAAGTTTTTAGGTAAGTTCATAATCTTACGAGCTGCCATTTGGCGTTGTTCAGATTCAGTCAATTCTGGATCTTCATGGAAGTAGTCAGTAGCTACATCAAGAAGTTCAGTGTATTTGTAAATCATTTCTGTATATACAGATTGATATTTACGACCGAATGTACGAGTATCAGAGATGATACGACCATCTAATGCAATTACAGTAGAACCGTCAGCAAAGTTGAATGTGAATTTATGAGAACCAACTTCTTTAGATTCAGTAATAGCAATCTTATTAGTATTTTCAACTTCTTTACCATTTTCATCTGTAGTTTTCTTATCAACAGATTCAAGGATTTTAGCTTTCAATACATCAGAGAAGTCTTCATAAGGTTTTTCTGGTTCTGCGGAACGACCATCAGAAACCATTTTACCAGCTTTATCGAATTTAACTACAGCATCATCAGAGTAAACTATTTCGATAAAACCTTCTTTATCGATTTTAGCTTCTTTGATTTGAGTTTTAGTCAAACGAGTAACTGCAGCTTGGTATTCTTTAACAATTTCAGGATGCTCAGCAATTACATCTTCAGGGCGTTGTACTATATAGTAGCCAGAACCTTTAAGAGAATTGTAGTCTTCAGCATCACCATGAAGGTTACCTTCATCATCAACTAATACTTCGATTGCAGTAGCACGACGATCTTCTACTTCAACGTTTTCAGTTGGACCATAAGTGATTTTAATAGCAACTGCAGTTTCTTGAACTTCAGATTCCATTAAGCCACCTAATTTACCAGGAACGTAGCAACGTTCATCTAATGTTTTACCTTGAGCTTTAGCTACATCGAATGGGGATACATATTTGTATTTGTCAGTTTTCAATACTTTTTTAACTGTTTCATCAGTATGATCAAAAGCATTGCGAACAAAGTTTAAAACTGTACCATCTGTATATGTGACAGTACCAGTACCCTTTTTATCAGCATCTTCTCGGAATACACCATCAATCTTATTTACAGGAGCAGAATCTGCTGCAGTAGTAGGCTGAGTAGCAGTATTACCAAGTACTTCATTATCAGGCATAATACTTTCTCCTTTTAGAAAAAATAGAATTATAAAATAATGACCCCAATGGTTTTTCACCATTGGGGTAAACCATTATTCATATGTCTATAATTATTTTCTACGTTTTTTAGTTTTAGGAGCTTTAGGTTCTGCAGCTTTTGCTTTTAGACCATTTTCATAAGCTTTAAACCCAGTGGAGATAGTAGAGCATAAACGTTGATAGTTAAATGCCACTTCTTGGAAGATACCAGATACTTCTTTCTTAGTCTTCATAGAATGAAGAGCACCACTTAATAGAAGCATCATTGTATACAGACGCATCATTTGAATTTTATCACTGAAGTTAGTTGTAACTACAAGAAGTTCCATTAAGATGGAGAAGATATTAATAGATTCAACTTCGAAAGAAGTGAATTCAGAGATAGAATCCATGAATACACCTACATTGATATTCTTAATATTAAGACGTACCAATGCATTATGGATAGCGTCAACGTTACGTTGTTGGTGTTTGAATGCTTTACCTACGTTGAGGTAAGATGGTTTATCATTCAATGCTTTATATAAGAAATCATATTCTTTAGCATCATTATTAGCATTCAATACATTGATACAATGCTCATGAACTTCTTGATTATCTGTAGAATCCATAATACGATTCATTTCAGTAATACGATTTTCATAAGTTTCTGCAATGTAGTCTTCTAATAGTTTAGATACTTCTTTAGTTTCTTCAAGTTCATTAACTTTTTTAACTGCATCATTAACTAAGTCACGACCTTTATCCATAAATGCATTACCACAGATTTCACGAATGAAACCTTCGATGAAGAATTTATAGATTGTAGTATCATTAGTATTGACACCAAGTTTATTAGCTTGAACTAAAAGCTCTTGTTTAGCTTGAGGTCCTAAGATCATTAAGATATCAGATTGTGGATCATTTTGAAGAGAAGCATATGTATGGATAATATCTTGATATACTTCATCAGACAACTCAATATCTTTAAAATCTTCAGACTCAGCTTGTTGAGCTTTAACATCCTCTACAGTAATATCAATAGTATCAAATTTGTTTAGGATTTCTTCCAATTCTTTACTATCGATAGGACTTTCGACATCTTCGGAATTTCCATCGGTGCTAACAACTCTACTTGAGATTTTAACTTTAGAAGCGTTTCCTTCATGTCCGCTCTCAACTGTTGTTTCGTTGGAGGGAAAGTCGGCTTCAGCCTTATCCTCCTCAGGTAATACTTCTACTTTTTCCATCTTTTCGATTTCTTCTACAGTAGCTGGGGCGATTGGTTGAATAGTTTCACCTTCAGGGAATTTAGCCATATCTTCTTCAGATACAGTTTCCAATTCATTGATTTCAGTTTCAGTTAAACCCTCAGCATCTTTAGCCAAGTTTTTTACAAATTTAATGTCTTCTTTAGCAGTTGTCATTAGAATTCTCCTCATCTTCTTCTAAAATTATATCATGATCAAAAGCAGTAGCTTCTGTCATATTTGATTCGTCAATCTTTTCACCAGGTCTATATATAGGTCTAGTGAAGTCTCTAGTAATAGTAATTTCTTTCTTTTCCATGATTAACCTAACCCTTGAATACGTAGACGTATCTCAGTAATATATTCAGGTAAGAAGTTTTCATTAGATAGAATAACTCTCATGAAATCATTATAGATATTTACATTCTCTCCAAAGTTACTTACAATCAAATCAACCATAGGTTGTTGATAACAGCTTTGAAGAAGATCAATCATATTGATCTCTAATGTAGCTACATATTGGAGTACTTGTGGTAAGTTAGCATTAATAACTGCTAACTTGGTATTCTCCATAGTCTTACGGTTATAGATAGTAGAACTATCCTTATTCTTTTTAGATTCTTCTAACTCTAAAGCTGCATAGATAGAATCTTGTTCTTTAACGATCAATCCGATAACGAAATCGACCATATGCTTATTGAAGCTGCAGACTAAGAAGTCATATAATGTAGCTGCAGCAAGATAAATATTATCATCCGTCATAGTATCGAATGACATATTACAAGAATTACAGATAATATCGATGATATTCCGATATGTGTCTCCTTCTACTGCATTAGTATTTTCGACATCCATTGGGAAGTTTGCACGGATATTATCAAAATTAGATTTAAAGGTGTTTACAATATTAGGTTTTGGTATAATAGCAAACTCGTAACGTTTATTGATTTGATCTGAGATCACATCATAAATATAATCACTACTAAAATTTGCTAAGATTTCAGATAACTGATGCTCATTGGCTAATTCATAGCCACTTGCTGTACTATATCCGAACATAGCTCCTCCTTACAAAAATAGATTTGTATAAATTTACTATATTGTAACTAGATAAATAATTTTTAAACTTTATCATAAAATTTTGCAAGGTTACCAGATATATGACTCTTGACATTTGGATCATCTAAACTATAGATGGAAGTAAATGCTGATGGATCTAATTCTCCTTCAGTCTCATTACGAATTTGATCTATAGCATCTTTAGTCATATTATATTTATAAGCATAAGCTTTTAAGAATTCAGGATTTCTAAATGCTTCTTTAAGAGCTGCATCTTCTTTAGCTCTCTCAGCTTTCTCCCATTCTTGATAAGTAATACCATGAGCTTTAATCATGGCTTTATATTTATCCATCGGAGTAATCTCTTCAGGATTATCTTTATTCATTTCCTGTTGAACTTGATGAATCTCATCATAAATCTCAACAGTCTCTGTTCCGACATCGAATACTACATCATCAACATCATTATCAGTCTTGATACCTTGCTTTGTAATACCGAAGTTTTCTTTAAGATTCTTACCTTCATACCATACATATAATGCCATGAGATAAGAGAAGGTTAAATCGTCATGAGTATTAGCAGAGTGCTCAATCTTACCATTACGTTTAACTTCTAAACCAATAAATTCATCATAAAGTTGTTTAGTAACAAACTTATCTTTATGATTATCCATACGCTCTCTTAAAATTTCCATTAAGAGTTCACGTACATTCTTAGTTGAATCAAGACCAAATACTTTAACTAAAGCCTTAGTCTTCTTAATTTCGAAGTATAAGTTCTTAGAGATACCTGCCTTTTTAAGTAATGCTATGACTGACGCTCCAAAGCCACCATTTCTTTCCACGTTTATTACAACGTTTGGCATATACTTTTGGGTTAACTCAACTATGATCTTAGCCAACTCAATTTGACTAATATAGTTACATTTAAACGTACCGATAACTTTAGTAGTCTTACTATCAATAATAGTAATAGCAGAACTATCTCGTCTATAACCACCAGATACGTCAACCCCCATTATTGGAGGATCTATAGGTTTACCATTTCTACCATAGTCAATCTTACCATATAAGTTAACTTGGAATTTACCGCCTAGTACTTCAATAGTACTATCAGGATCTTTAGTTAAACGAGATACGGTTTCTAATTCATCTAAAGTAAATGGAGAGTTGTCAGAACCTTGAGACCATTCAAGAAGTACTTCACGACGGATGTCTTCCCAACGGTTATTCATAGTTCTACAGATTTCTCTAAGAACTT